CAGTCCTCGGTATCAAGCTGGCTGACGTGATGGGTGAATTTCAACGATACAACCGCGAGAAGGGGCTGCACACCGGCGGCGCCGAGCGCTTCCCCTGGTCTCACCCGGTCATGTACTGGATTGTCACCGATACCCGGCGGGCAATGTACCAGCGCCAGCTCAGCGAGGCAGAAACCGAGAAATATGCCGCCAAAAAGCTGGAAGACTGGGCGCTTAAAGTGGCCGCCGGAGAGCAAATACCGTCACCGGTACTGGCACTGGAGAACAACCAGGAAGCTATCCCGACAAACCATGTCAGTCGCCAGCAGGGTTTTCATCCGGAAGGCAAAAGCTTTGGCTGCATGCCTGGTGCCGCATCGCTTGGGGCGCTAACTCCGGCTCAGTGGCTGCGGGACGAATACCTGATTGGCAAAGAAAAGGGGCTGATTCAATGAAACGTATATCCGGTACTCAAATCGTCATCAATTTTATCGGCAGCAATCCTGGTTGCACTTTTTCGGAGATACGCACCGGGACGGGTCTGCACTCTTCTGTCGTTAACTCAGCTATCTGGGCCACGTTCAACGACGGACGGGTTTTGCGAGCAGGTGAGCGAAAAGGCTACCGCTACACCCTGGCAGAGCAGACAACCGTAACCGAAAGCACGTCAGCGGATTTTCAGTTCAGCAATCGCCATTGCGGCGCCAACAAGCTGACCAATCTTTTTAACCAGTGCCTGGCGGGAGTAAGAAAATGAACATCTCAACAGTAAACGAGCTCATTCAGTCGCTGGAGAGCGCGGGCGAGCTGTCGATCAAAGAGACAAAGGTTATGGCGCTGGCGAAAGCGTACCAGCAACTGGCGGCGGAGACTTTGCAAATCAGAGCTATGAACGATTGCCTATCTGAGGAATTGCGTGGTTATGAGTCTGATGGCGCTTTTGAGGGGCCGAAGATGCATCTGCTGTGGTGGCAGGTCGATACCCCCGCCACCGATCGCATCGTAGCCGGGATTAAGGCTGATGGGGTGGAGGAGTTCGTTCGTCGCCTGCAGCAGTGTGTCGATGAGGGTGATTTTGTAGGCGATGAAGTTGCCGTAATTGTTGGCGCCATCGACTGTGGCAAGGAATTTTGCGAGCAGCTGCGCGAGGGGGCCGACAAATGATCAACGCCGCAATGATTATTGTGCCAACGGATATCAGCGAAAAGGTACGCGAAATTGAGGTTGCATACGCTCGCTATCTCGAAGAGTTCCGTATCCCTGGCGACCACAAAATCGTCGTTAACTACTCGGCTGGCAAGGACAGCACCGCCACGCTCGCAGTGGCACACGCGCTGTTCGGCGACAGGGTCAAAGCTGTTATGGCCGACACCGACAATGAGCACGAGCTCACCGTACAGTTTGCGAAAACCATTCACGAGCAAATCGGCTGTGCTCCAGTTCAGGTTGTTAAGCGGATTTATACCGAAGCAGATTTTGAGCGTCGTCGCGGCTACATCCAGAAGAACTGGGTTAAGCGCCAGGCAATCCGTATGGGTGCTTACCGTGGGGTGGTAATGCCGTCGCTTGGCCGCTCAGATACAGCATTTGGTCAAGCTTGGTTACGTACCGCAGAGCGCTGGGGTGTCGAGTTCGAAACGGCGCTCGAAGCAGCTCTGTCAGTTATGCATCCGAGCGGAAACAGTTTCCTTGACTGCGCGCTGCTGCACGGAAAGTTCCCGATGTTGCGCGACCGTTTCTGTACTGATGAGCTGAAAATACAGATTGCTTTCGATAAAGCGATGCAACCCATGCTAGATGATGGAGACGTTGTGGTTCAGTGGTCCGGCGTTCGGGCGGATGAATCATCAAAGCGCGCCGGTTACGGGCGATTTTCTACAGACCAGCGTGACCCACAGTTTCTGTATAACTTTCTGCCTATTCACCAGTGGACTGCTGCTGATGTGTTCGCGCTTCATAAGCATTTTGGCATCAAGCCGAATCCGCTTTACACCCAAGGAGCACAACGCGTTGGATGCATGAACTGCGTGCTGTGCACCAAGGAAGAAATAGCAGAAACGGCAGCGCGCTGGCCTGAGCATATTGAGAAGCATCGCCAGTGGGAGCAAAAGGTTCGTCTTACTTCGCGCTGGGTTCACTGGATGAGCGTTGGCACTGAAAGCCAGGCATGGATGCGAAAATATGACCTTCCACTTGGCCGCGCTGTTCAACTCTATGGCCTGGAGCCAGACGTTCAGCACATAGAATGGTCTGGCTTCTACGGACCTCGCGGGAATATGGGCGCTCCGTCAGTACCAGATGTCGTCGAATGGGCTAAAACCGGTCGCGGTGGAAAGGTCTATGACCTCGTTAAGGCCAGCCTGGACACCTCAGTGTGTTCGTCTCGTTACGGATTATGTGAATAGGAGCGTGCAGCATGACAACTGATATCACCGAACTGGCGCAGAGAGAGAAATTCGAAGCGTGGGCCGAAGAAGTTGGCGCGCTTCCATGGGGAATACTGAAAGAGCATCGCAATCAAGACGGCAGCTATCCAGGTCCTCATTACACCTACATGTGGAAAGCATGGAAAGCGGCTGGCGCTGAGCTGGTAGAGGCGCTGGAGAAGGCGCAGAGCGCCGGAAGTATTAACAATCAGTGGAAGCCGGATGTTTGCCCTATTACCGGTCGCAAATTCTTCATGTGGATTGAGCATCCTGAACTTGGCTATGTACCAACATACGGCGGCCCGTATGACAGCTATACCATTCCGACAAGGGATAGCGATGGCGAGTTTTCATGCGAGCGATACGACCATGATGTAGGTGGTTGGGTAGACGGTGAATGCGTTGGTGCTTACCTGATTGATGACGATGAACAGTGTCGCGTTTACGAGCTTGAGCAGCGCATCACCGAGCTGGAGTCCCGCACCGTGAAGCTACCAGAGCCATTCAAGTTGGCTAAATCATCGAGCGGATTAACTTACTACTACGCCGACGAGGTCGATGCTGCGCTTACCGCCGCTGGCATCAAGGTGGAGGCTGAGTGATGCGCGTATTTATCGCAATGTGGTCTTTCTTTTTGGGATTGCTGGCTATGGCGTTAATAGTTCGCGCGGGTATCGCAGCAGAGTGGATTGTAGGAGGATTGTGTAAATGACCAAAAAATTAACCAGAGATTGGCTACAGCAACGAATTACCGACATGGAGTCAACCCGCGACGATATCCCGTTTGGATTTGACGAAGACGGGAATAACGAACTTGCGGCGTACAAGATGGCGCTAGCAGCAATGAACAGCGAACCCTATGGCTTCACTGATGGTGATCGTCGCGGGATGATTTACGAACCTCACTATGCCGATCGTCTGAACGAGCCGCTGCCGGTCTATCGCCACGCGCAGCAGCCGGTAGTGCCGGATGAAAAATCAATGCCTAATCCACTGAGCATGTACGCCGTTGATGCTGTTGCGGCTATAGCGGAGGTGAAAGGCTGGAACGCCTGCCGCGCCGCCATGCTCAACGGAGGTAAGTCATGAAATTCGAAGAATGGTTATCGCAACAAAACGGCGTCATTGAGGTAGATTGCGGCTGTGTTACCACTGAAGCTTTTTATCACTGGATGCGCGTGGCTTATGAGGCTGGCAACTCTCCGGTAATTCCGGATGGTTACGTGATGGTGCCGAAGGAGCCGACAGAAGCAATGATAAACGCCTGGTTATCAGAGGTCGCGAACTGGCGCGGTCACGT